AGGTCTCCAGACTGCTTTGAGTTCCGGCAAGGGGTATGAATATAATCCCACCAGAGGTAAAGAAGTTCTAGACGCACTACAGGAGTTTGAGACAGGTAGTGCTGACGAAATAGTAGACATAATTGATGGCAAGGTAATTAGTAAATTAAGTGAAGTTGGTAGAACTACTGCTCCCTCTTTAAGTGACGATCTTGTGCAAACTATAACTAGGTTTGCAGTAGATCTAGTTGAAGATGCTGCAGAAAATAAAATTGATTTAGGGATTGATTTTACGCAGAAGGCGAGCGAAATTGTACGGCAGATTTTTGTAGAAGTAGGAGCAGGAAACATTGATAGTGACTTACTGCAGAGGGCTCTTAGAAAAGCCAAGTTAACTGAAGCAGATTTTGCTGACGCTTCTGGAGCATCACTCTCAGCCAGCGCTAAAGAAATGTCTAGATATTCTCCAATGGGTAAACTAGCTAAGGCTCTAGCTAACCTAGATCCCAGAACTAAAAAAGTATTGGATGCTTTTGCTAGTAATAATAAAAAAGTAGTAAGCATATATTCCTGGGGCTATGATGCGGCGATGCGACTAGATAGAGAACGTCGTGCATTAATGGTGACACAACTATCCACTACCGCTAGAAATACTGCAACAGGCATCACAGCAGCCACTATGGGATCTATGGCTAACGTCTTGGAGAGTACTATATACCATGCATTTAAAGGTATTAGTAAAGCACGTAGCGGAGAAGAGGCTATTACTATTAGTGGCCTAAAGAACGGATGGAGAAGTATTGTAAGAGATTCTTTTGGTACTCTTGCTGCTATGGACAACACGCTACGTACTAAGGAAATATCTAACGCACTACTACAACATAATCCTAGATTAGCACGACTGATTGATCGCTCGATGACGGAGTTAGAAGGAACAGAAGAGCTTAGTAAATTTTCACGTCTTGCTAATACCCTTAACATAGCGCAGGATGTCTTCCTAAGAAGAGCAGTCTTCACTGATTCTGTAGAAAAGCAATTGCGGCGGCAAGGTATTGACCTTGTTGATACCCTTAATCAAGGTAAAAATGTACCTATAAAGGTACTACAAAAAGGTGTAGAAGATGCGCTTGAATTTACATTCTCTAGGATGCCCAAGCCAGGAGGTGGCAGGGTAGGTGATAGCATTGGTAACGCATTTATAAAGCTCACTGAACTATTACCTATGGTGCCTATAGGTACTGGAGCGCATCCTTTCGCACGGTTCATGGTGAATGCTATGCAGTTCCAATTTGAATACAGCCCACTGAATTACTTTGGTGCAACGGAAAGACTATTCCGGTATGGACAGAAGAAGGGCGTAGCAGAGGCAATAGATGTTACTACTAGGATGGGTAAAAATCTTAAAGAGGATACTCTCACAGATGCTTCAGTGATGCTTGCCGAAGCACGTATGAAGTTTTCTAAGGGGACAGTAGGTGCTGCTGCTTTGGCGGCAGCGGTCAAATACCGTTCCGACCATCAAGAAGATCTTCCTAACTGGTATGACATCGGTACAGAAGGATCACGTACTGTTGATATGCGTCCCTTCTTTCCTATTGCTCCCTATCTACTAGTGGCAGATGTTATAGTAAAACTAGCAGAAGGTAATTCAGCAGGTCTATCTGGTAGGGCTATCTATGAAGGTATGACAGGTTCTATGGCTAGAACAGGACTGAGTTCTTACGTAGCTGACGGGTTCTTTAAAGCGCTACAAAGTGAAGGTCCAATTACGCTAGACGTACAAGCAGAGAGAATTGCAGAAGCTGGCGGTAAATATCTGGCTGAAATAGGTGGGGCAGCGTTAACTCCTATACGTTTTGTCAATGATATTATCAAACAATTTGATGCTGACGCTGCAGTACTAAAAGATTCTAATGCAATAGAAGGGCAAGGATGGCCCTCTAGGGGCTTAGATGCATTCGTAAAGAAATCGTTTAAGAATGTACCTTTCCTAGAGCAAACGCTACCGGATGCTATTAGCCCCATCACATCACGTAAGATCATAGAGCAAAGTCCAATCATGAAAGCATTCTTTGGTCCCCGTTTCATGGAGCGTAAAAGAGAAGCAGAGATACAGCTTATGCGTCACGGCTACGAGTCGTGGCAAGTTGTGCCTACATCGGGAGATAAGACAGCAGACAGATATGTTAAAAAATTCATGGGGCCATACGTAGAGTCGTACATAGGAGACCTTGTAGAAACTGATCACTACAAAGGGCTTTCCAAACCAATGAAAAGAGAAAAACTTAAAAAATACCTTGATGTTCTACGTAAGGAAGCTAAAGCACTGGGCAAGGCAGAAGCTAGCATGGATGCTGATGGAGGTTACACTCCTTTTGATAGAGCAAGTTGGATGCGGCTTCGCCCAACGCAACGCTTAGAAGCAGACGCATATTTTGTCCAGCGATACGGTCGAACTGTTATGGAAATGCAACAAGTAGACCCCGAAGCTAATCACGTAGCAATCGGGGTCTATGTGGCTAAGGCATTAACTAAGTAGTAGGCTAACGGTTATCTCCGCTCCCCTGTAGCGTATTATTCTTTTGCCTTTCCATCAGCTTAACTCTGTTCTGTCCTGCAATTGTAGACAGAGGGATCTCTAGGTCATTAGCTAACGCAGCACAGTACCACAACACATCCCCCAGCTCAGATGCCACCTGTTCTTTCCAGTCAGGTGGCATTTTGCTTTCCCCGTCCCTGATAATCTTCTTAATTTTATTAGCTACTTCACCCGCCTCACCTGCAAGCCCCAATGCTGGGTACATAAGTTTGTACTCGGTAGGGTAGATTGCGGTTTTCTGTGCAGCGAACTGATAGTCATCAAACGTAAGCATTCCGTACTTCTCCTTTAGCCAGTTATCAGCGTGATGTTTTATTTGGTTTTCCACTTTTTAGTGTCTCCAAATTCTCAAAGTACGCAGCGTTAAATCCCCGAAGCCATTCTCTGTACTGCATAGTATGAGAGTTAAAAGGTGATGACATATGCCCCTTGATAAAGGCTGTGTGCCCTTTTTGGTACTGTATTCGGAGAGGGGCATCATTCTTAGTTAGCAATCCTCGATGTGAAGACATAGTTTTTATTTCCTCGTTACTAGGTATCAACACAGTAACTACGTGTCTCTACTTTTATCTCACTCATTGCTGCTAGCAACAACTCTCGTTGCACCGGGGCAGGTACTGTTACGTCTACCCAATCTGTATGTGGATGTCCGAGACCCGTAGAGATAGCCAGCCGTCCGTGTGCATGATTACCCGCATCTAGGTGGGCTAGTGCATTTTCTAAGTTATGATACTGTTTCCTTAATTTAGTAACGTATGTAAGTGTACTCAGTGACATAGCCATAATAGGATTATCTTCCATAACAATTATCTTTCTAATATTTGAGGGGTGGTATGTTTGGTGCGTACTTAACTTTCTATATCCATCCTAGCATTAGTTTTGTCTCTTCCGGTACCGAGTCCATTGTAAATGGGGGATCGAAAGTTGTTATCACATCTACCGTTTCTGCACCGGCATCCTTGCAAGCCCTCTCAATCATTACAACAATCTCATCTGCAAACCCGCACCATGCACTAGTTAGCGTATGAGTTACTGTAACTTTTGGAAAGTGATCTACATCTATATCGTATATTAAACCAAGATCATATACATTCACGGCGATTTCAGGATCATATACTTTTTGTAGCTGCTCAATTATTAAGTTTTTCATCCTTATATTACTCCTTCACTTCTACGGGAGTATGGTATCCCTATTAATACTAGCTTTTGGTCTAGGGATATTTCTGGTACTGGTTTCAAGTTCTTCTATAGTTCTCCTTTGCTCAGTAATCACCTTAACCGCTTCTAACATAACTTTGTAATACTTATCATCTTTAGCGGCACTGTTCTTTAGGGCGTCCACTATATCATACATTTACTTTGCCAATCTGTTATACATCCGCTTCACCAAAATGGTGGAGGCGATCGGGATCGAACCGACGACCTACGGCTTGCAAAGCCGTCGCTCTCCCAACTGAGCTACGCCCCCAATCCCTGGGTCTATTGAGGCACACTGATACAGTACTGCTGCTGCACTAATTATCCTGCCTAACAGTACCACCTAGATAGTTAGGAGTCGGTACACTGGGTGCATACTTAACTCTCCCAATAACAAACCCCACCCCACAACCTACTATAAATACAGCTAGCGGTGCGGCAACGTACAGTAGAACAGCTGCCATCATAGTCTCCTTACGTTATTCAGTTAATGCGAGCCAGCTTTCTGGGAACAGCTTCATCATAATACTATCCCATTCTTTAGCCAACTCCCGGATCTCCTGTTGTGCATCCTCCTTAGACCTTAAATTATATGCTCGTGCCCAGGCGTACAGAGAACCTGTTACGTAGTACTCAGTGTACATGGACTGCGGCAGTACCATACGAGCTTGTTCTGGGCAGACACCCTTCTGGAGTAGCCTCTTGTAGACCCAGGTGCATCTGTTAAGAACTGTGTCATAGTCATCAATCATAGACTTGCGACCGTACACGGTTAGTGGATTGATATCAATAACCTCACTTGATGACCCTTGTTTCTTATCAGATGCCTTACCGCGCCACTCCTCCGGCTTGTAGAACTCTGGATCTTCGTCTACGTACCGGCGACTTACCTCATTGTAGGAGAACCCCACCGTGTGTTTAAACCTCTGCCTAGCCACAAACAACGGAACCTTTTCACGCATTGTAACCGTGGCATGTGTAAAGGGTGTGAAGTGATCGTGAGCAGCTAGGTATTTAATCAGCCTAATATCTTTATCCTCTAACTGCTCCCCCATTTCGTTGAGTTTATATTCAGACTCCTTATTAAAACTTACCCTAGCTGCATTTACTACAGTAAGGTCGGTACCCATTGAGTCTACTAGTTCTACTTTCATTTTACCACCGCAAGATATGTTATTGCACGATTTAAAATCTCACCACAATCATCGAAGCCCCCTAATGCCCTGTTGCATTTGTGACAGAGCCATCCTCTAAAAGTCTCAGTATCGTGACAGTGGTCCAGTACCCATGGCCCATTCTTGGTATTCCCTTTGCCTTTGCCCTGCTCTGCATCCTTATTACATATAGGACATATGTAACCTTCGTGTGGCATACCATGCTCTTTACGTAACCTCTGTCTTACATTGTGCAAATATCTGTTGCACTTTTTACATTCAGGACGGAGGTAGTTACCTCCAGATGTCATAGAGAATGAGGACAGTGGGAGGTACTCTTCACATTTACTACATACCTTACCTTGCCCTGCCCCCAGATCCCCATTTTCTATCTCCTCAAATAAATGTAGTTGAGTATCTATTTTCATATCTATAGGTCCAGGGCTAATTGTCTAGGATTTTTCTCTTCAAAAACCTTCGCGTAAAACTTTGCAACTTTCATAAGTTCTTCCGGGGTTGCATCCCTTTTTAACGTGTTTGCTCTAGTTGATACAACTGCTATATTACCTTTAACGTAGCCAAGTTCTGGGATTAATCGATCCAAGCTAGGGGCTCTAATCATAGAATTTTTAAAGTCTCCTCCTACTTTCATTTGTATTCCCAGTGCAGGACATATCATATCAGAAGGTGTAATACTTTTAATGTACTCCGTTGTTAGGTTAAATGGTATTTTTAGAGACCTTGCTCTGTTTTTAGCATCCTTAACACGCCGCCTTTCCCAGTTTTGCGCATTCCATAGTGCTTTTGTTTCTTTACCTCTAGGCGAGGTGCGGTAGGTAGCATTATAATCCCTTGAATGTTGGGCGTTACATTCTTTACACCAATTTTTATGTTTGTCAATAGACTCTCTTCTTGCACCAAACATGTAAAAAAGTTTCCACTCCTTACAGCGAGTACATACCTTGCCCTCTGTACTAGGATCTAACATTACGTCACCTCTTGCTGCTCACCGCTACACCTGTTTACATAGTCCTGCAGTAGATGCAAGCTGCCGTACACATGACCTTCTTCTGGTTCCCCATTCTCTTTCCAGTGTTGTAGTTCATCTCCCCAGTTATACAATACCAATGTCTGCAAGGCTTCAAACTCTTCCTTACGCATTGGGGCTGGCTTGTACTTAATGGACACTGTGATACTCCTTTACGTAATCTACGTAGTAGTCATCTGCAGAAGGCCAAGCATCCCGCGCTGCCTCCATAGCGTCTCCCACTGCCTTCTCAATGTCAGCAGGATGTTCTGTTACTACTTCAAATATAAATTCAACATCATCACAGTTATTGTGACCCTGCAATGCACCTTCTACAACAAGTCCCACCTCTATCTTAGCCATGAATGGTACCTCCTTTATGTAAGATCAACAACTTCACAAACGCCAGCAGCACACGCTAAATCCCTACCACCGGATGTAGTATCTTCTGCTTCGTACTGCGTAAGCTCTGTCCAATCAACCCTGTCAGGCATCTTTTCCTTAAGATTGGTTATTGTATCCTCATCACACTCCTGGTAAGGAGCTTGCTTATACGAGTGTTCACTAAAGGGTAGGAAACTTATGCCTGAGATATCATCAAAGTGTTCGTACACCCAAGCACCAACATCCAGCCACTCATCTTTCTTAACTGAGATCGTTACTGAAGGTTTGTGCTCACACCAAAAGTTTTGATACGCTAGCCACAATTTAAGATCTTCGATAGCGGAGGTGTGTTCTCTGGTGATAGCGTTATGGGGGCTTATCATAGGAAAGCTAAACACTGTAGTCTCCGCTGGTTTTACAAAGTCTGGTTCGTGAGGGACTCCTTTATCTTTCATGAAGCGTGTCATTGGATCTTTATTATCAGCTCTAACAGTACGTACATAGTACTTACTATGCCTAGCATGGATACCACTAGCGCTGTCTACTAATTGTGATACAGTTCCTGAAGGTTTGACGCAAGTTATCGCAGCAGATGCGGGAATGTTTAGCTTCTTAGCTATAGCAGCATTGGTTTGAACAGCCACCATACGTAGAGTTTCTAGGACTTCTTCTAGACCGTCATGCTCGTATAAAAGAGGGCAATCCATGATGCCAGTTAGAGATACCCCTAGTAGTCTCTCTTCATCGGTATTCTGCTTCCATATCTTACGAAGATAGCGGAAGTTAGTCAGGGTTGACTGCAGCGTACCTAACACAGTAGCGATGTACACCTTGGTCTTTAAACTCTCTAAGGTGTCATCGGATCTAGCTACAACCTCTGAAAGATTACAGAACTGGTAAGGACGTAGGATAATCTCGCTACACGGGTTGCAACCAAACATAAAGTCTGTATCCCTGCGTCCATTTTTACCTGCCTGTTTCTTAGCAGACTGCCGGTTGAAGATGCCACGCTCCCCGGATTGACTTTCGTATAGGGACAACCACTCACGCATGAAAGTTCCCATGTCAGGTTTACTATCATAAGATACGCTGTTGTTCGCTAGGTGTCGCTGCCCCTCATTCTCCCACCATTGCCCCGACTTAGCGTGACGCATTTGATCATCACCTAAATCGGATAGGCTAATTAGGGCACTCCTACGCACCCCTCCAACAACTACAACTTCACCGATCTTACACATAATGTCATGGCACTCAAGGGGATCTAGACGCCTACCAATAGCACCTTTAAACTTCTCAATGCAAAACAAGAATAGTTCTTCCAGTGGCTCAGGGCCGGATGCTCTGCCACCAAATGTCTTTAGACGTGCACCTGCCTCCCGCACACCTGACATATCCCACGAAGGAATTTGCCCTGCGTACAGCATTGCAATAAGTTCTCGCAGAGACTTGGCCCAGCCCTCTTTGGAGTCTCCCACTTTAATCGTGGTATCTGACTCTCCCATGTTTTCATTGACCATAGGTAGCTTACTTACGTACATACTCTCAACACTGAAGCCGACACCGGTACCACACATAAGAATGTACATACATTCATCGAAGGAACGCGGGTTGTCTACAGGAAGGTATGAGCAGTTGTAACTACCTACGTTACAGTTATCTAGAGGTTTACCCGCTGTCATTAACGCTCGCATACTAGGCATAACCTTTAAGCTAAGAATGGAGTTTTCAATTTCTTTAGCTAGTGATGCGGGTACTGTATACCCGTGATTATCTTTGGCATGTTTAGTTAGGTAGCTTGTATACCTAGACACCGTCTCAGCCCACGTTTCACGGCGGGAGTCGTCGTCCCGCCACCGCGCATACCGAGATAGTGCAATAAACTTTTGATAATCTGTAGGTAAGTAGTTATCCATTGAGTCTTCCCCTCTTAGTAATTCGTAGCGCTGTCAGATAGATCCCGTCAAATTCATGCATCACATCTGTTATAATCTCGTGCAGGTCGGTATCTAAGTCCCCATCTACAGGTACAGGGTACTCTTGATCATCAATGTCTATTGTGATAAGGCAAGTATACTTCACTCTTGACATTCAATCAACCTTTTTAGATACCATGCAGCCTTCTCTAGATCTTCTTTTGGCTTCCCTTTATACTTGTATCTCCAGATGTACTTTAAAATATTTCCCTGCAGATAGTACTCAAACCCGTCACCTGTAGCAGCTTTAATGGCAGTGATACATTCTATCCCTTCCTTGTTGTAGTGTGGAGGTTTTTCCACCATTTCATTATTGGTAGCGTTATCCATCGGGCACCTCAAGGGAAGTATTAAAATTAACTTTAATTACATTGCCGTCTGTACCCACTACTTTAGCTGGCGGATCACTAACTTCTTCTGATTTACTATTGTATAACATGTCAGCGTACTCCCCCAGTAGGTGTGCAACTTCCTCCTCGCTTTCCATGACAGGCGCTGACGAACATACTAGATGTGTTAAATGCATCATTTGGTGAAAGTCATCCACGGGTAAAGGATTAGTTGAGTCCCATAAGATATCTATGGATACAGTACCGTCCCAAGAATTGTCTGCATTCAAGCCAGGGCGTAAGCGTATGTGGTAATCTTCAGGATTATGTTCCAGTGTCTCTGGCATATTTACTCCTCTTCTTTTTACTGAAGGATACAAACTTGGGGTGCTTGTTCTTTCCTTTCTCCGCTAGCCATGTTTCTGGTATGGTTTTAGTTGCATAGGAGAACCCGTATCTGTAGCACCAGTCACCGTAGCTACTCTTGGCACCCTTACGTATCTTACTTTTGCTATTAGCAAAGATAAAGCGTATGTCCAGCAAAGGATGTTGCTTTTTAATGCAACGATGTTTTCGCCTGTCGGCAGCAGTAAAAAGACCTTTTGTCTCTACAATTATACCGTTTGGTAATATAAAGTCCGGGGTATAGGTACGGTATGCTAGATCTTCCCACTCTATCTTCATGCTTTCGTAGAGGAAGACCACGTTAGCAGCCTTCAAATACTCAGCGGTTGAATGTTCTAACCCAGATCTATACCCATTCTTTCTAGCTACTGCCGACAGGGAATACCTCATGGTTTAAAATGCGCTCCAACTGGAACGGGTAGCATCAGTGCATTTGTTCATCGGTACATCACCTCTACAACACTAGGTGCTCGTGGTAGTGCGCCGTATTCCTCTATATAATCCATAGCAAAACGGAAGGCGTCACCCTTCCCCTCTGCGTCTTTGTTGGCACCAAAGACACCCGTAAATCCTGCAATGCGGTGCTGAAAACGAACTTGTAGTACCTCTTCTGTTATCGTAGAAGGATCAACGTGCAAGCCACCTAGTAAATCCTCACGGATAGAAGAACCATCCGTGTTAAGATACCCTTTTGCGAATCCTCTAAAAGACATCTTATACCCCCTCCCTTTCAACAATGTTTGTGTAATCAACCATCTTAGGGTTCTTAGCCTTAGAATAGATGGCGGGTAGTGTAATCATGCTAGGCCAACAGGACTTCTTATACGAGCAGAAGGAACAATTCTTATGTAGTATAGTGTTACCCGTCTTTTTACCATTGAATGACTCATATACGGGCTCGTATTCCCGTACCAGGATATTATTGTTTACGTTATGTACCGTCTTTTTGATATTGTACATGGTCTCCATAATGTTAACACCTTCAGCGGGTACATACTTAAACTCGCCATTGGCTTTGTTCACTACCCACCATCCTCCTACATCATACCCTGATGCAGAAGCATACGCAACTAGTTGTCCTACGTAACCGAAAGCATCATTTGCATGTAACGTATCGTATGATGCAAACTTATTTTGGTAAGACCAACTAGATGCGGATTTAATGTCATCAACTTTACCACCGATGACAATGTCGTATGTTCCTTTCACTTTAGTGTCAGCAACCTCAAACTCAACAGTGTCACTGTCTTTGTACTTTACCCCTGCCTCATCCAGCAAGCCTTTAAATACAACCTCTACAATATCTCCAAGAAGCATGTTCATTATGAAGTTGTACGAGGGTGGACTAGCCTTCTCCGGGGCATTCTTCTGCCACCAAAGTTGGCATGACGGCCTACCTATGTTAGACATTCGTAGTTTAAAATTGCTTCGATCAACCTGACTGCCAAATTGACGACGCACAGACTCCGCTATACCCTTTGCTATAGTTTCAACGGTAGCATCTGAGATAGTAGATTTTCCTGCAGATGCGGTTTCCATATACTTTGTCAACGCCACTTCAGCAGGATGCTTCATGATACGGGCACCGCACTATCTTGTTCAAAGATACCAGCCATGTCGTCGGCAAGAACCGCGTCTGCCTCTGACATTGCATCAGTGTTCTTCTCTGACCAAGTCCTAACGATGTAGTCATTATACGAACTTACCCACTCCATAAAGCCAGCGAAGGTTTCCTGATCTGCGTCAGTAACAGTAAGAACATCCGACATGTCTACGTCAGCTTCAGGTACAAAGTATGAGCTGCCATTTGGTAGAGGTACTTCTGCAGTAGAGATTTTAATGGAGTGTTCGACAGGAAGCTTTCGCTTTTTGTTGAGGCCACCAAAGACATCTCCAATCGTTTTGTAGGCGGTACGATTATCAACCTCCCAAATAGCAGCTAGACTTTTAACTTCCACTGCATCACCATTCTCATCCGTAGGATCAATCAGTTCTACTTCACCAAAGACAACACGAGTACGCTTGATCTGCCGAATAAGATCCTGTGTTGCAGCAGGTAGTGATTTGAAGTCTTTAACCCAGCCATTAGGCTTACCACAGTTAAAGCCACCATCGTTGTCCTTAAGATCATTGGTCAAGGATTCAGCCATGACAGTCTTAACAAAACGATTAGGACTATTAACATCCCCCTTAATAAAACGCTTATACATAAAGCGCTGCAGAAAAGTACGTAATGCTACACCACGGGCATAGTAGGTATCCCCATCAGGGATCTCCAACTTAAACGCTCCCCCTGGAATAACCTCCATCTTCATTGACTTATTTCCAACCGTAGTCGTTCCCATAATACCAGAGTGGATAATCCTAAGACGCGGAAGAGTGCTTCGCCGAGAGGAAGAAGTTTCTTCTGCTGCAATGCCCATAGTACGGGCCATGGCGTCATAGTTATTAGTATCAATAGTAGCAAGAGCATTCGTCATCTTTATATTCTCCATTTTATTAGGCTGCTTCTATGAGGTCCAGCCAGTTGTTACCGATCTTAAGTTCTAACACAAGAGGTACATTGAAGTCAATACCCCAACGCAAGTTTATCAAATCTTTTAACGTATTATTTACTACTGATATAATTTCCTTAACCTCCTTCTCCTCATCAGGGTGAACATCAATCACGATACTGTCGTGGACAGTATTAACAATGCACGACTTGCAGAAGCGTAGCAACCTATCTATCTCTAGAAATGCAAGCGGCACAATGTCGGCAGTAGCAAAGGATTGTACGGGATAGTTTTTAATCTGAGTAAAGTACGTTACGGTACCATTGATCTTTCTTTGCACGTTAGGGAAGGCAAACACACGTCCTGAAGGTGTGCTAACAGTGCCTTTGTTTAAAGCATCCCGTGCTAGCTCCTGATGCCAAGTGGCAATACCCTGGTACTTATCCCTAAAGTGTTCGTAGTACGCAGCTTCAGCTTTAGTTCTACCGTAACCTGTAGCTCCATACAGAGGAGCAAAGGTATGAGCTTTTGCATCCTGCCTAGACGTTTTCTGCCCAGCGCCAGTAATAACTGAGGCTGTGTACGCATGGACATCAAAGCCTTCTGCTACTTCCTTCATAGCAGTATCATCTTGTGCCAGGAAGGCGGCAGTGCGGAACTCTAGCTGGGCAAAGTCAGCTTCGAGGATCTTACCTCCATCCCACCTAGACACAAACACTTTCTTAACTGGGAAAGTGCCACCGCGTGGCATGTTCTGCATGTTAGGTTCTTTACCACTCAACCGTCCTGTGGAAGTCATGTGCTGGTTAAGCCTGACGTGCAGGAAGCCATCTTCTTTAACGTGCTTCTTAATACCATCAACAAAGGAGTTAATGTATGTGTCTAGAGCAGATAGGCGCTGTACTTTCATTAGAAAATCTCGGACTTCTTCCTTGTCGTACTGTAGGGCTAACCTCCCAAGATACTCCAATGCACCCTTGCCTGTGACAAAGCCATGGGATGCATAGAAGCGGCTATACGGGGGGCTAATCCTTAAACCGGCAACAGCACTACCACGAATAACAGTGTAACCGTTACCAGTGCAATCACTACATTTGTTATACTTTTTATATTGTTCACCGTTTTTCTTCCTCTTTCTAATAAGTCCTGATCCCCAGCACGGGGCACATCTACGTAGATAAGATTTGTAAACGGGCTCTGTCTGGGTAGCTACAATCTTTTTGAACTCCTGCTCACTCATCCTAGCAAGGCCGAAGTCAGCCCACACCTTCTTATCCTTTGGCTTTCGACTGTATATAACAGCAGATAGTTGTTCCGGGCTGGCGAGATTTACAGGAACATCACCCATAAGATCTTTAATAGCGTACTCAAGGTACGCTACAATCTCGTTACGCTCTGCTACGAATTGTTCCCTCACACTATCTAGTGCTGCCAAGTCAACTTTAAACCCTCGCCGATACATTTTTGTTAAGGCAATTGCCATTTCGTTTGATAGCATAAGTGTGTTTTCTAAGGTGCACATGTCGTCAGTATACATACGGTTCCGTTGCACTAGCATGAGCTGCTGGGTTGCTCGCAGATCAGACTCTAGGTACATGGTCAATTCATCGTGGGGTATATCGCGAACAGATACTCCCTCCTTGAGATAGTTCTTTAGTGTGTCCCCTTTCTTTGTATCAAGCTCATGCCTAATAGCACAGGCGGCAAGTGATAAGGGTGCTTTCTGCCCTCGTAGCATTATATACTCAGCAACCATAGTGTCCCAAACGGCACCTTCATAGCGGAACCCCGCTTCCCATAGCCAGATCAAGTCATGGGATATGTTGTGACCTATCAAGACAGTGGTGTCGTCAAGGTAGGCTTGCAGCTTCTCACGTCCCTCCAACGTAGGGCTATGGCCGGAGTGATCAAAGGTAAAGATTACAGGAGAGGGAGTACTGCCTTCTGTGTCTACTAGAACACCCACCATAACAAGACTGTTCTCTTTCTCGAACGGGTCAAGGTACATAACGCCATCTCTTTTGCATACCGTATTTTCTACATCAAGTACCAGTTTCAATGTCTTTCTCCTCAACAGTGTTAGGCTTCTCTAAGAAGTTTAAGTTTGCACTAAAGCTTCTCCTCTCGCCTTTTGTTTTAAAGGGATATACACAGTGGAATAAATCTGAGGGGAACAAGTAGAAGTCACCCACTCTAGGCTTCACCATGAAGTTTGTCATGCTCCAGTGTGAGGGAGTACCGTGGGCAAACTGAATGTGTCCATTAGAAGGGTGATGATCCTTATAATCTTCCTCCCATTCCGCATCAATGTTATCTGGCAGCTTCAAGTATCCTACACATGATAGTTTACATCCTGGATGGATGTGTAACGGATTGTACTCGTTCTCAAACTGACGGATGATCCACCCGGCTACTACCTCTACTCCATACGTGTTATTCTTTGCGTCTAAACCTCGTGTACCCATGGAGTTGTGCCCCTCGGCCCACTGCACATACCGTGCAACAAAGCCCTTTGTCTCGTTAAGAAACAACTTCTTTATCTCGGCATTGAAAAGCACCTCTTGTGCAACTTTACCGACAAGGTTGCCGGAGAAGTCTGTCAGGCTAGGTAAGTCTTCCTCCACCCGCTGGTTAGTTTTCTTAATAAACGTATCCGATAGTCTCAAGTATCCTACAGGAGGACCAAAGGGTGCGAAGAGGTGCTCGGTTTTCTGGGGTGGAATGTAAAAGGTTGACACTACATCTCTCCTTACGCTGTGTATATCGACTTAGTATGGTCAAACTCACATGTAATGATGCCATGCCAACCATTTAACTTATTCTTAACAACATTAACGTACCTAAATGGATCTTGTTGCTCTGCAGTAGGATCATCAGAGATGCTAGGGTTCTTAGCAAGTAACAGCATGAGATCTGCTTCTGCTGCCTTGCCTGTCTTAGAACCCTCCATCATGCTTTGATCCAACTTAACTCTACCTTCCGCTTCCGCCGATAGCTGCGACATATAGAAGATGCAGCACTCATACTTCTTAGCTATCTGTCTAGCATAAACTACGTTGCGTTTCAATAGCTCGTCACTACGTAACGCCGTGTTGTTCTCTGCAAACTTATCTCCCATATCAAGTACCAGTATGTCGGGGTTGTAATACTTACATACAGATTCTACCCAGGACATCTGCCTATCAGAAGCGTCTGCCACTTTAAGGTGGGATCGCCGTTCGTTTATCCAAAAATCGTAGAAGCTTTTCTTATCTTTAATTATAGTTTCACTACTCTCATTAGTAGCAGCGTTAAGGTAACGCAAGATAACACGACTGTATTTTTCTTCGTTTAATAGTACAACACAACTCGCACCCTGCTCAATAAATCCATTCTTACCTGACAGAAGGCTAGCATGAAAGGATGTCTTGCCTGTATTGGGGCGAGCACCAATCTCAATAAGTTGCCCAGCGTTTACCCCTGGGATGCGTCTAGCAAGAGATGTCAAGTTGAATTTCCAACGATACTTATTCTGCTCCTCTTCCAGCAGCGTATCCAGGGATATGTCTTCCCACTTAACTGTAACCTTAGGAATGAAGTCATCGTTGTACTTCTCTAATAGGTTATAGAGTGGTTGTAAGTTCTTAAGTGTACCGTTAATACAGTCAAACCCTAAGTTAGATATCTCCTCTCCGATTACTTGTTGAAATAGTTTAGATAGCACTGACTCAGCTACGTCAGAACCCATAGCAGTTTCACTCTTAATGGAGGTAAATATTTCATGGTACTTACTTTTATTAGCAGTAGTCATCGTAGGATTATCAGAGATAAATACAGCCTGTACTTCTGCTGGCGTTAGACTCCTGTCAAACTGCTCCATGGTTTTATCGAGCGTCATCTTAATCTTCTGCACATCTTTGGAGAACAGCGTGATAGGGCAGCGATCTCCCCTATGATCCTCGTAAAACTCTTTGTCCATGAGACTGCGTATTAGGGCTAGTTCCATTGCATGTTCTCCAGATTGGTGATATCTTCTTCGTTTCTATATTTAAGATCATCTTTTAACCTAAGTACTTTAACAGTGTCTACGTACAGACGTAGATCCCGGCACATCTCTACAGCTTTAGGTAAGGCATCTGGATCTAATGCTATGATAGCTGTAGAGAACCGTGATAAGTACTGCGTGTGTTCGTTGGACATCGAAGTTCCCATTAGTGCTACACCAGTTCGTTGACTTGTGCCAACTATCGAAGCACTCACACAGTCCTCTACAACCACCGCTACTGTACCACTACCGTAACAGAATGGCAAGGTAGACTTTCCGTAACGCTTCCACTTAGGCATACGTTTTCCTAATGACCTACCGGTGGCATCCATGACAACACTATCATGGCGAACGAGAAACACAATACGATGCTCCAGAATGTCATATCTGAGTAGACTTTCTTGATCTTCAATACCCCATGTATGCAACCAATCCATCGCGGCACGAGATCGCTTACACGAGACCAGATATTCCGGCAAGTTGAAAGGTGACTTTGTTTTAACGTATCCATACAATCTCCTTTTAATATCTTCGGCAGTTAGTGATGTCTTATCTGCTCCTCTTAATTTACACGCTGCTTTGTAGCAATTCCACACAACGTGCCCATCTAAGTTGGAAACGGAGAGAGTATTGTACCCTTTGCATATAGGACAATTATCCCTAACCGATGTCCCAACCGGTACATCTATACAAGCTATATAATCAGGCAGCATCCTCTGTTTTCTTTCTGTTGCGGTACTCTTTAAACTGCGCGGAAGCAGCGTCCTTACGATCCTGAGACATAGGCTTCCTAGAGATAAATGGATTTTTACCGAACCGATAGGGGTGCAGATCACAGTCAGTAATGGCGCAGAGTTTAACCTCCTGCTTGTCTCCGCAGCAACAATCGATACACTTAGCTCTAATCACCTGAAGTATCGGACGTTTAGTGTGATTTTTCTCCTTACTCATAGCGTGTATCTCCACTGTCATTACGCTTGCGATGGCGCATAGTTCCTGCAAGAAGGGTGTTCCACTTAGCAAAGGGAACCTTGTAGTTGGTTGATTGGTAGCCAGGGATAGGAGTGTATACAATGTATACCCACTTGCGACCATACGTAACTTCCAACTGACGCCAGCCGCAACCTATGCGGGGGAGTTCATCTTGCAGAAGTATCCACTCTTTTTCTTTGATCATGTATCACCATTCTTTCTAGCCTGTAATGCACTACAGGCACTCTTAAAAGTATTCTTCATGTAAGGCATTAACGACTGAGGATTACTGTGTCCTGTCACTGCCATGATCTGGGGTAACGATACCCCTGCCTCCACCATTTCTGTAGTGGCAGTCCTCCGTAAGTCCATCATGCGGAGCTTATCAGGCAAGCCAGCGGATTGTATTATTCGCCTACCTATGTATGACAAAGACTTTAAACTGTAGGGATGGTACTCCCCACCCTCCGGCACTACTTTCGGCACTACCCATTTCTGGAAATCAAAGTCTTCCTTCTGTTGCAATAACATAAGGGTAAGATCTTCAGATATTGGTAGATGAACACTAGCCCCTCGCTTTGACTGCTCAATGTCTACACGTCCCTGGTCTAAGGCTATTGCATCCCAGGTAAGTAGGCGCATGTCCCCCAATCGTTGACCCCATTCGTAAGACATCTGTACAATTAAACCTACGTTGCGATACTCAAACTTTTGGTATGCATGTTCCAAAAATGTAGTGACTTGATCCTTTGTCCACACAACCTTACGAGGCTTAGTAGACACTCGCGTTATGGATGCGAACGGATTGCTCCTCTCCATTAACTCTTCTGAAAGTCCGTAGTTCCACAGCCGGGTAGCTGCTGTAACTATATGGTTAGCCATGTGACGGCCACGGACTAGCCATTTCTCATACGCATCCTTGGCGTGGATATTTCGTATATCCGCCAGCGGAATGTCCCCTACATCGTCAAGCATGACGGTGATGAACCTACGGTAATCGTGTTGTGTTCCTTCCTTTGTTCGATAGAATTCTGGCGATACAAAGAATGCCTGTGCAACGTAACGCAACGTCTTCTTTCTGTTAGCCATCGTCGTCTCCTATGACAGTCTAGTAGTCTTCATCGCCGGAACCCCAAAGACGGTGATCACTTGCCTGTGCATTGATAAGCACCCCAGGTAAGTCTTCCTTAGGGCAAGCGTAGATGCCCTTATACACTGCATAGAAATCCTTGGGGCGGTTATAGTTTTTTGAGTGCATAATTCTAGTATGCACCCACCCGTTGTCCAGCTCCTCCACTTCTAAGTAAGTATCATGACCCACAAAGTGATACACCTTGTGGATCATCCCAGTTTCAGAGTCCTTCTTATCCATCGGTGTCCCCTTCCGCTTCCTCAACAGTCTGTATGTATCCGGAAGTACCTGCATCCAGAATGCAAATACTACCTCGCTTCTGCGTCATAACCTTACCGACTGTCCATGTGCCAGACTCAGCATTTAGGAATACCAGGATCAGGTGTTCAGAGCGGGACACTCCTAAGAAGGCAGCAGTCTCCCCGTGGTTATCCTTAAGTTGCTTAGTTGCTACGTCTATAGCCATGCAACCCTGGCGTGGAGTGGCTGAAGCTGGGGCTGCTGACGCTAGCAAACACAGTACCAGTATAGCTATTCCTACTAGTATATACTTCCAATTAGTATTCATATCCCGTATCCCTTTTTATGCAGCTTGTGCCTGGAAGATAGGATGTTCCAGCCATTTAGCTACTTCCAAATTCCTACTGAACTGCCTCTCAACCAGATTATCCGTTGCAGTTTTTCGGAAACCAAACCTGCTGGAGTGAGAGCCGTACTGTGTAAATGCTGAATGAATAGCAAACACATTACTACCCCGGACACTGACCTCGTCCATGATGGACATCATCATCTCCTTTGCCCGTTTCTCTTTGAACAGATCCTTAGTTACCTGCTCAATCTGGCTATGTGTTACCTCAGTCTGTGCCAGATGCCGACAGTAGTTAACCTGCCGGATGAAGGTATCCTTGCTCTGCTCAATCTCACGAGCAAAGCTTTCTTCCGTAAAGTTCTTAGTACTCTTACGCTTAAAATGCTGGAGTTGACCAGTCCATAACCCGTTAAGGCAAAAGGTGTCCACTGCTCCGGAGATGGAATTATTGGACGTACTGCCATCCAAACTACTCCAGTATATTACCTGAGGTACAAGCTCAGTTTGGTGACGCTTGCTCTCGACTGGGGTACTCTGACGAGGGAACGTCATCTTCTCCAGACAGAATGACCCATCACGGGAGATCTGTGTATTGATCTTAACTTCATCCATCCACTCCGGCACAATCTCTGCCACTGTGGTGCGTAGAGCATTCAGCAGTGGCATGAAGCCAGTACGCTTGGCACTGTTACTCCCAACAATGCCGATGACTTTACCAGTGTCGTCACGGGTAACGTAGTCCTTACCCTTGAGCCGGGTAGGGGAACGGGTAACGGTGAAGTTAGCGGGACCAAAGTCACCGGCATACTCATCAGCATCTAAAGTATCGAATGGCATGTTGTAAACTCCTAATTGTATGTTTAGCTACCCTAGCCGGGCAGTCCAGTACGCATCAACCATATATCGGAAGGTTGCTGCCGCGTCTTCATTTATCTTGTACCATATGATCCAAGATAAATCTTTGTGAACCGCCATGTCCTGATGATCCACGATGTCTTGGAAGACAAGTGTTTCTAGATCTTCCATTTATCTCTCGTTAAGCTTGCGGGCAAACTCCTTTGCTGCTCGCTCCGCACTCCGACGCATCTTCCACGCCATCTCTCGACGTTTCGTCACTCTTTGTGCTAGAAGTTTTTGAATCCTCGTCATACGCATGTTGGCTACATTCTTTACGGGCATAAGATCCCTTACCTTTCTTAGCAGCTACAACTTGGGGCCGGTGGCGGTTATGTTTTGCCACCGGGTTGCTCTTTGATTTAAACGGCATTACCTTTCCTCTTTTTATTGTATCTGTTGTGCTGGCTTGCCGTCAAGTAATTGGGCACCGCATTCTCCTTGCGCCAGAGGGAAGCCAGACTAGATACGTCGATGTTGTGAGCCACTGTGTGGTGACATAGTATCCCCTTGGCTCCAGATACACGCCAGTCGCCGGGAGTACCTCGGATAGCTTGTACGTACCCCCTTCGTACCCAACCATGGATTACCGTGTACGGCACACCATTGTACTTAGCCAATTCCCTAACCGTTGAATAATCTTTCATGTCGTATTCTCCGTTGTTGTGAGTAGCTAACCAGGCTTTCAGCCCACCAAACAGGCCGACCAGGATCATCAGTATCCCTAAGAATAATAGTACATCAGCAATAGGGTTGTCAACCATGTTCTTCACCTCAAACTAACAAAACGACTACGAAAGCCATAACGCAAGCTGCGATTGCTACACACAATCCCATACCAATCACTTCCCTTACAGATGGCATAGTTCCCCTCCTTTCATTGGAATAGATAGTAAAGTATTACATGTATCGCTATCACCAGTGCCACCGCTTCCATCACCGTTCCTCCGGCATATATGTATTCCACTCGTCATCAGTTATGCCGGTCTTAATAAATTCCCGTTGATGGGCAGGTAAGTGGGGCCAGATTGATTGTAGCCCCTCTCCTTTTTCA